TTCATGTGGTGCCCATAAATCACAAGATTGTTGCTGATCCCGGTCATGCAGGCCTCGTCTTCCTCGCCTTTCATGCGGATGTCGTAGGTAAAAATGACGTACTTCATGATTTAGTCTCCCCTTTTGATTAAACGTCAAAGCCGACCGAATGGTATGCGAACCAGTGTCCGCAGCGGCGGTGCAGCTTGTACCAGATTGTGAAACGCTGGCCAGAACAGTCATAGGCCGTTGGGTAAACCTCGTAGTAGTGATTTTCCCGGAACCATTCGGCTGCATCGACCTTGTTGGCCTTGTCCAGTTCGTTCGGGAGCTGCACCAGCTCAATGTAGCCATCAATGCCGCGCTCCTCGATAATGCGGCTGTCAGGTGCCGGGCGGTTGTTGTAGGCCCGGATCTCCTTCTTGATGCTGGCAATAAATGCGGCCATGCCGGACTTCTGTTCGGCGGTGGTGGTGTCCCGGATGAACGCCAGCAGGGTGTAAGCATCTCTCAGCTTCTCGACGTCGGTGATCTTAAACATTGTCTTGTCCTCCAATATTGTTTAGAATTCGTTGAAGTCTCCAGCATCGAACAGCAGGCCGCTTCTGAATTTCAGGCTGAGCTTGCTTTCAGGGGGCTTGCGCTTGAAAACAGGCTTTCCGTTCACCAACTCTGCATACACGGAAAAACTGCAGCGCGTACCTTGGAGAGTGATGTAAACACCGTTCTGATAAGCACGGAGTTCGCCAAGTTCCAGTCCCCAAGAAGTGGTAAACTCAAGGTTTCGGCTCAACGCATTGTGGAGAGATGACTTCTTGTTGTCCGGCATCATCCTGAAGAGTTCCAGCGCTTGCTTCTCGCAGTGCACGTTTTTGATTTCCATGGTTCAGCCCTCCTCAACGACCCATCCGGCACAATAGCCGGGATCACGAAGCCTTGCCTTTGCAAGTGCTTCATCGAACGTCCGGGCTCGAACTCGGACAGGTGGCAGGTCGCCGCCCACGATTTCCCATGTAGCCATGGGCGCTACAAACTTCACCATGTGGTCCTCCCTCAGCTCCTGCTATCCCGCCGGATGCTCAAAATCTGGTCGTTGTCTCCGAAGCTCCGTTCCTGCAGGTTCTCGATGTCGTAAATCAGGAATGCAAGAATCAGCGCTTCCCGTGTGCAGTACTTCCGCTCCCGGAATGTGTACGGCGTCTTGGCCTTTAACAGCCGCTCCGCTACATCGTCCACAATGTCCAGCGTGGTGCTGTAGGTCTGCGGAGCCGCTGGACCGCGGCCATGCGAGGTGTACTCAACAAGAAGTCTCATTCGTCCTCGTCCTCCTCTCCCTCGGCAACGCTGTCCATCTGGACACTCCCGTAGGTGTAGCCGTTGTCGTTGCGGATGTAGACGGGCTGGTCTTCGTCGTACTGGCTCAGGATGTCAATCAACTCCCCCACCGTCATGGTGCCGTGGCACTGGCTGGGCGAATACCCATCCCGGCGGCTGTCAATGTAAACATTCGTCATAGCTCAAGCCTCCTTCCGAACATCCAGCAGTTCCATGCTGCCATAAACACAGTGCTCGGTGATTTCCCGCGCTCTCTTGCGAGCGGACGCAATGGACACAGCCGTAATCTTGCGGGTGGTCTCGTAACCACCGCTCTTGAACTGGGGGTTGTGGCGGAAATAGGTTGCGATGTAAGACTTCATGTTCATAGCTCAGACCTCCTTGACTTCAACCGTCTTGATGCTACCGCTGACGTACTCCCGACCACGGATGCACTCACAGGCATTGCACAGGCGCGCTGCCTTGTTCTTGAGAATGAGCACCTTGGTCTTGGGGAGCTTTGCCGGGGCGTTGAATGCTGCATCGAGCATCTCTGCCCGCTCGTCATCGACCATGACGGTCATGCAGGCTTCGCCCTGCTCGCCATCCATCCAGCTATCGTAGGTAAAAGTGATATTCTTCATGATGTTGTCCTTTCTATCTAACAAGTGTTTGATTCATTTGTTGGATATATTATAATCCTGAGTTCTTTGGATTTCAACGTAAAAATCAAAAGTTCTTTGGATTCTATCTTTTGCACAGATTGGAGGTGATTTCATTGTTCACTTCTTCCCAAGTTGCTGAACGTATCAAAAAAACCGCTCATGACCAAGGGTTTCTCGTCAAAGACATCCTTGTGACCTGCCAACTGAACAAGAACACTTTGTCGTCAATGAAGTCTGGTGGCTACTTTCCCCGGATGGAAGCCATTGTTGCGATTGCAGAGCAGCTAGACTGTTCCATTGACTACCTGCTCGGCCGCACCGACGACCCCGTTCTTCATCAGTTGGATTCGTCCTCGTCGGCTATATAACGCGCGCGCCCGCGCGTGATGAAGACGATAGTCTTCATACATAATCATTAACATTAACATTTACATTAACAGCTTGTTTTGTTTGTTTTGCTTATCAAATCAAGCATTTGGTTGTTTTGTTTGTTTTTGCATGCTTCTCGAAAAAAGCGGGGCCATCAAGCCCCGCCAGAAACCACCTTGGAGATGACCAGCCGCCCTGCGAAGTACTTAAACTTCTCCGGCGAATGGAACAGCTTCTCAAAATACGCTGCATCCTCTTCCCGCAGATTCGTGAAGTCCTCTTCATCGACTCCAACCACGAGGAATGTGCCAACAATGACGTCGTAAGGCTTGCCGCCCCTGTACAGGGCCCGGTTTGGCTTGAGGCCCATGCACTTGCCCTCTTCGTTGCAGATCAGGCCCACCGGGCGGTGCTGGTCCGGGTAAAGCACCTGAATGTAGCCGCCCACAGCGTCTTGCAGAGTTGCAAGCTCGTTGTAAATGTCAATGCGTTCCGGGGCCTTTCCCGGCTCAATTCTCAATGCTTTCATGGCTCAAATCTCCTTTCCTGCCGCCAGCGGTTCACCATTCCATGCAACGCAGAACGGATACGCATCCACCTCTGTGCTGCGGAGCCAGCCGCCCTGCACGGCCATCATCACTTCGACCCGGTACGCTTGCCGGGAGCGGCTCCCATTGACGCCTTTATACAGCGCCCCGCCGTGAGACTTCTTGAAAGCCTTGGCTTCCTCTTCGGTTTTGAAAAACTTGTTGCAGTACATAAGTCAAACCTCCTTGTTGTTGAGCTGATAGGCTTTACCGCGGTATTCGATGATATAGCTATGGTCAGGTGTGCGGAACACAGCAATGCGCTTCTTGTCCACATTTTTGACGGCCAGTTTTCGGCAAATGAACGGCACCACAATCTTGATGGTTTCGGCGCTGGTCAAATCCTTTCGGTCACGGTTTGGCCGCAGGGAGTAGCGATAAAGGCGCTTCTTGCTGACGGCTTCTGCGTCCGCTTCTGTCCCGAAGTACGGCTCTGTATCACCGATACCACTGACGTCATAGAAACGCTGGGCGCTGACTCTCTCAAGCCGTTTGAGCCAGATTGTCCGGCTGCTCTTAGGGGCATTGGGTTCTACGCCCTCTTCTTCCCGTACCCGCCCAACAATCAGCTCAACGCCTTTCTTGTCCCACCCCTCCGAGAAACGGTCAAGAACCACGCAGATGATTTCGACGCCATTGGTCAAGTCCACCTTGCCAAGCTCACCTTGGCTTCCGGGCATTGTCGAGGTGTTGAAGTAATACCCCTGCGCCAAGTACTTGTTCACCTCTGTCGTGAACATCTTGTTGATGTCTGAATACTTCATGGCCATTCCCCTTATCTAACAATCGTATAACCAGCGTACTTGAAGTTGTTCACGAGTTCCGCCGCCTTTGCCAGATGCTCAGCGAGTTCTGCAGCCCGTGCTGCATCCATTGTTGCCCAGTCCATCGAAATGGTGATTTTAACTTTTTCACCAAACACCAAGCGGATTTCAATGGCTTCATCCAGCTCTGCGACTTGCCCTGTTAGCTCCCGCATTGCTTTGCTGAGCGCTTTGTACGTTACCATTTTCATATTTTTTCGACCTCCGTTGTTGCTCATGCAGTCCAACAAATGTTTGACTGTGATTATATAATAATCCAACACTTGTTAGACGACAAGACCGCAAATCTAACAAGTGTTGGATTTCAGCGTATTACACAAGATTTCAGAAAGAAAGCTGGTAAAAAGGATGACGATTACTGTCCAACGCATTGTCGATTTGATGGAACATTACGGTTCATCGGGCGCTTTTATGTCGCGCCTGTGCGGGAAAAGCAGAACCCTTGTTGCGAGCTGGCAAGCGGGAAAATCTGTTCCTACCGCTTCGGACATCGCCACTATTGCCGCCCGCTATGGCGTGTCTGAAGCCTATCTCCGGGGGGAGGTAGATTTCCCGGAGTCGAATCTTTCCGCTTTGCAGAGGCGGCTCATGGACTCCACGCACGATCTGACAGATGATGAAATGCGAAAGGTAATAGAGTACGTCCGCTTCGTCAAATTCCTGCGCGAATAACAAAAGGACAGGCTCCCAAAGAGGGCCTGTCCGCGCCATCGGTGCTCGTTACTGCTGTTTCAGCGTTTCGATGTACTCAAGCACCCGCTTGACCTGTTCCGGGGTTAAATCCTTGATTTCTTCCCGAAGAACATCATCAAGCACATTTCCATGTCTGGAGCGCTCATCCGATGCAGGCATCTTCTCACTCCTTCCCGGCGCAAGCACGCCATTGGAAAGAGTAAGACAGCTTACAAGCAGATTCCAGCCATCTACCGAAATCCGTGAATAAATAACAGAAAGGGTTGTGAGGTTATGGG